CTAAACTATATATTATGAAAAAAGAACACTTAAGCTATTCAGCATTAACACAATTTAAAAAGTCACCAAATCATTTACTTGCATATTGGGAAGGAAAACAAAAAACAACAGATGCAATGAAATTTGGAACACTTATTCATAAGATTTTATTAGAGCCAAAAGTATTTAATTATCAATATGTAGTATTTGAAGGCAAAGCAAGAAGGGGCAAAGAATGGGTAGAATTTTCAGAAATAAATAAAAACAAAACTATAATAAAACAAAGTGAATTAGATGCAGCATTAGAAATAACAAATGCAGTTACTAATGATAAAATATTTATGGACTTAATAAGCAAATGTACTAAAAGAGAAAAATCTGTAGAATGGATTGAACAAGGAGTAAATTTTAAAGGTTCAGTTGACATGGTTGGTGATGGATGGATAGCAGACATAAAAACATGTAATGATGCCCTTAAACTCAAAAGAGATATATACTATAATGATTATAAAATGCAAGGTGCAATGTATTTAGAGAATTTCCCACCAAACACTAAATATTATATTATTGCAGTAGAAAAAAACATTCCATATAATGTAAAGGTGTTTAGATTAGCTGAAAATATGTTAGAAGCTGGATATTTAGATTACATTGATTTAACTACAAAGTATAATGAATGGGATGGCAATCCACAAGGATATGCAGAAGAAATAGAAGAACTATCATTTAAAGAAGATTAATATAAACCAATAAACTATAAACTATGAAAAAACAAAAGCAATTTAAATTACATAAAATTTATAAAGAAATAAATAATACAAATGCCATAAAAAAAATTAATGGTAAAGATTATATTGATTGTAAAAAGTTTGTGAATTTATTTGATGAATGGAAAAATGAAAAAGTTTTAGATTCTTATGAAATTTTAGAAGTAATTCAGAAAGATATAAATTTAGTAATATATAGATATTTAATTGATGAAAATAGAATATAAACCAATAAAAACAAATAAACATGAATGTAAAAGGTAAAATAACAAAAATACTTGATACTAAAACTGGTACAAGTAAAAATGGGAAGGAATGGAAAAAAACTTCTTTTCTATTAGAAACAGATGAAAAATATAACAACTTATATTGCTTTGATATTTTAGGAGTAGAAAAAGTAGATAAATTTCTACAATGGAATAGTAAAGGTGATACAGTAAAAGTTGATTTTGATGTTGTTACAAAAGAATGGAAGGGAAGTTATTATACCGCTTTAAATGCTTGGAAAGTGTTCAGAGATGATAATGCTTCAGTAGAAACAGAAGAAATGGCTGAAGAAGGAGATTTACCCTTTTAAGTATAGAGAAACTATAAAACTATTACAAGATGCTGGATTTGAATACAAAAATTATAAAAGATTTGCTAAAACAAGGGTTAACACCAAAACAAATAGCAAAAAAATATAATGTTAAATACTATGTTATTTATGATTTAATAAATAAAGATGAAATAACACTATTAATGATACAAGGGTACACAATGCAAGAAATATCTAAAAAACTAAATTTAACATATACTATTGTTAAAAAATATATAAACAGATATAAAAAGAATACTGTGCCAGTTCATTTTGATTCAAAGACAATAGCATATTATAATAATGAAGATGATTATTTAAGGATTCCTGAATATACTTGGGAATCCTTAGATTATAATGAAATACTTGCTTATAATAGATATAACAATAAACACAAAGCATACTATGAATAAAGAGATAGCAAAAGAATTAAAATCATTTATAAAACACATTGCAAATAGATATTCTAATAAAGAAAGAGAAGGCAACTATAATAATGAAAAATTTGTTATCAGTGAAATAATACCAACTTCAGATAATACCGCAGTAGTATATTTCAAAAAAAATACTGGTAAAGTTGCAGTTGGTTTTTTTTATTATATTAATAGAGGAATTTCAAAAGGATGGAAATATTTTTTTCCAACTGATTCACATATTAATGGTATGCAAAGTTTTTTATATTATAAACTTGAAGCTGAAAGAATAAACTATAAACACAATTTTAACTAAACTATGAAAGAACTACCATACTTTAAATTTTATCCATCACAATGGATTACAGGAAACATTAGCTTTTTAAGCTTTGAAGAACAAGGAGCATTTATGAAAGCATGTTGCTTTTATTGGGCGCAAGATTGCAAATTAAAAACACAACAAGTCAAAAGAATAATTAATGAAAAATTATACAATTCATTGTTAGATAATGGTTTAATTAAATCAGATGGTGAATTTATTATAATATCATGGTTAGATGAACAATTAGAAGAAAGAAAAAAAAGACATGAAGCTAATGTAAAAAATGGCAGAAAAGGTGGCAAAAAATCTGCTGAATTAAGAGCATCAAACCAAGGGGGGCTTGAGGGTGGCTCAAGGGTGGGGCTTGAGCATGGCTCAAGCATTCAGAAAAGAAAAGATAAGATAAAAAAAGAAAAGATAAAAGGGGTTGTAGGGGAAAAACAATTTTCTGATCCAAATCTACATATTGATGATGAATTAAAAAATATTTTAACTAAATGATTTTAAAAAACAAAGATTCATTAGATTATTTATTTAGGTTTCAAGAAGGTAAAATAAAACTTGGTTTAGGTATTAATACAGAGTTGGATAATTACATTAGATATAAGCAAGGAAACTTTAATGTTATTGTAGGACTTGACAATGTTGGTAAAACTGCTTGGATATTATATTACTTTCTTTGCTTAACTAAACACCATAATATTAAACATGTTATATGGTCAGGTGAAAATAAAGCTGGTCAATTAATAAGAGATTTAATTCAAATGTATACTGGTAAAAAACTAAATGAATTAACTAAAGAAGAAATTAGATTTAATAATAATTTATTAAGTAAGTATTTTATTTTTATTGATAATTCAAAAGTATATGATCATAAAGAATTATTTAAACTATTTAAAGAATCTGGTGCTGATAATTGTTTAATTGACCCTTTTACTGGCATGAATCACAATAGAAGTGTTAATCAGTTTGAACGTAATTATCAATTTTGTAATGATGTAAGACAATTTTGTAATGAAACTAAAAAAACAGTTTACATAAATACACATCCACAAACAGAATCAGCAAGAAGGGTTTATCCAGCTAAACACTTATTAGAAGGTTACATACAACCTTGTAAAAAATCTGATGTTGAAGGTGGCCAAGTGTTTGCAAACAGATGTGATGACTTTATAAGCATACATAGATTAATTAACCATCCTGATTTATGGATGCTAACAGAAATAAGAATAGAAAAAATTAAAGATAAGGAAACTGGAGGTAGATGTACAAATCTTAGTGAACCTTTGAGATTTGACTTCAATGCTGGAATGGGTTTTACTATTGGAGGTGTAAATGCTTTAAAAACTAAAAACTAAAACTATGGATGAATTAGAATTAATATTAAGAAAGAATGAATTACATATCTTAATTATAAAGGCCTTACATGACATTGAAAAGGGTAAACCACCTAAAAGTAAATTGAAGGCCTTAGAAACGCTTAGAATGACTTTAGAGACCATTAATGAGTTAGCTGAATTAAACAGAAACAAAGATAAAGCATATAGAAAACTTAGAGTTGATAATGCAATACAAACAAAAGAAATAGTTGAATTAAAACTAAAAATTAGTAAATTACAAGAATTAAAAGAATTATAATTATGAATGAAACAATAGACAATGTATTTTACTTGATGTTAGTTTCTCATTTTTTAGCAGTAATTGCTGGAATGTGTATAGTTAGAATAATAGATGAATATATAAACAATAAAAAATAAGTTATGCCAAAACCAAAACCAAATGAAAAGAAAAAGGATTTCATGTATAGATGTGTTCCTGAAGTTATAAAAGAAGGTTATCAAAGTGACCAAGCCATTGCAATATGCTCTAAGTATTATGAAAACAAATCTAAATAAATATAGGCAAGTTAAAGATTGTGTTTATACACATCCACATCAAAGGATAAATAAAAACATAATTAAACACTATTGTGAGTTATACCCAAATGATAAAGAACTTGGTGAACAAATAAGAAAATTATATGAACGCTAATAGACAAATTAAAAAAGCATTAACAAAAGAAGTAATCAAAGAAATCAATAAGGCGCATATGTGGTGTGCATTAATGATGGATGAAAAAAGTAAGATTAAAATTAAAGCACCAAACCAAAAAAATTTAAGTGTAATTGCAGTATTATTATTTTCTAATCCTGATTTGCATAAATACATAAATGAACTAATTGATTTAATGAAAGCTGAAGAACAAAAACAAACTGCTAATGAAGATAACTAATGAAGATAATATGGAACTAATGTCAAGGTATGAAGACAATTACTTTGACTTAGCTATTGTTGACCCTCCTTATGGTCTTGGAAGTAGATTAGTTGAGGGAGGTGGTAAGGATATAATGAAAAAATACAAAGAAGAGTATAGATTAAAACAATGGGATGAGGAAATCCCAAGCGCAAAATACTTTAAAGAATTATTTAGGGTTAGTAAAAATCAAATTATTTGGGGTGGCAATTATTTTATTGACCACCTATATAACACAAGAGGAATTATATGTTGGGATAAAAAACAAATGATGCCTACAATGAGCAGATGGGAAATGGCTTGGTCTTCTTTTGACAAGGTTGCTAAAACGTATGAAGTAAGAAGCCAAGAAAAAAACAGGTTTCACCCAACACAAAAACCTGTAAAATTATACGAATGGCTTTTAATGAACTATGCTAAAGAGAAAGATAAAATACTTGATACTCATTTAGGTAGTGGCTCAATAGCTATTGCTTGTTATAATTTAGGATATAACTTGACTGCTTGTGAACTTGACAAACAATATTATGAATCTGCAATGAAAAGAATTAAACAACATCAACAACAACTAACAATATTTTAACTATGGGTGGAAAGTCAAGCCAACAAAAGGGCAAAAGATTTGAATTATCTATTGCTAATAAACTAAAAGAATTATTTAACATTAAAGTAAGACGTACACCTTTATCGGGTGGAATGGACTTTAAAGGTGATATAATTTGTATTGATGATAATAGTATTATTAGTGAATTTAGTTTTGAATGTAAGAACCAAGAAAAGCTTAACATTTGGAAAGCATTAGAGCAAAGCAGAAATGATGCGCCACGAGGTAAAACACCATTAGTAGTATTTACTAAAAACTTTCAATTAGATTACTGTGCTATAGAATTAAATGACTTTTTAAATTTATTATTAGAACTTCAAGAATTTAGGAATCAAAAAAAATTATAATTTTGTAAGAACGTGGATAAAAACAAAGTATTATCATTATTAGCTGAATACCATAATAAATGGATTTCAAATGTTGATGCTTTAATAAATGATGAAAACATAGATCCTGAAGATATAGTACAAGATATGTATTTAAAAATTCATGGTTCAAAAGATGAGGTAATTAAAAAAGCAATACAAAACAATAAACCGCATATTGGATATGTCAATAAAATTTTGTACACTATGTACTTAAAAGCACAAAAACAAGAAAGCTTAAAAACAGAATTAAAAGATAATCATACAATAGAAACTAAAGAACCTGAAATAAACAAATTCAATATAGAAAAGAAAATAGATGAAATAGTAAATTCTTTTTATTGGTTTGACAGAAAACTATTTAATTTATATAGAAAAGAATTTCATACAATTAGAAGCTTAAGCAAAGCAACTAAAATTAGTCATGTAGTAGTACAAAACACCATTAGCAAGTGTAAAAAAAAAATTAAAAGAAAATTAAAAAATGAAATCTAAAGGTTTAGGAGACAGTATAGAAAAGATAACTAAAGCAACAGGAATAGATAAAGTAGCTAAATTCATATTGGGTGAAGATTGCGGTTGTGAAGCCAGAAAAGAAAAATTAAATAAACTATTTCCATATAAAAATGCTAAATGCTTAATAGAAGATGAATACAACTATTTAAAAGAATTCTTCAGCAAACATAGAAACACATTAACCAACATAGAACAAAAAGAACTATTAAAAATATTCAATAGAGTATTTAATGCCAAAAAACAATCATCAAGCTGTGGGAGTTGTGTAAGGGACTTAATAAACCAAATGAAAACTTTATACAAAACCTATGAAGAAGAAAACAAAGAAAAGTGAACACAAAACAAGAAAACAAACTGAAGAAAAATTATTATTATATTTAGAACAGTTAGAACAAATCAACAATGAAAATACAATGAATGATGGCAAATGAACAAAATTTAAAAAGTTGGACAAAAGGACAAAGTGGCAATCCTAAAGGTAGACCCAAAGGAAGTAAGAATAGAAGTACAGTAGTAAGAGAATTATTAGAAGTTTTATTAAAAAGAAAAAATCCATTAACAGGCAAAGAAGAATGGTTAAGTGCTGAACATCATATGACTATTGCAGTATTACAAAAGGCATTTGAAAAAGGTGATGTAAATGCTTATAATGCATTAATGAATTCAGGTTATGGTTCACCAAAAGATACAGTAGATTTAAACACAACTGAAACTGTATCACATGACTTTAAACAATTAGTTAGTGCAATTAAGTTTAAGCAATAAATACAAAATATTTGAAAAATCTGATTCACGTTATTTTATTGTGACTGGTGGAAGGGGTTCTGGCAAATCCTTTGCTATTAATACATTTTTACTATTACTAACATATGAAGCTGGACATACTATTCTATTTACAAGATATACTTTGCGTTCTGCATCAATATCAATTATTCCTGAATTCATAGAAAAAATAGAATTACTAAGAAAAACAGATGACTTTGTAATAACTAAAGATGAAGTGTTAAACAAAGTAACTAAATCTAAAATACTATTTAGAGGTATTAAAACAAGTTCAGGAGACCAAACTGCAAATCTTAAATCATTACAAGGCATAACAACATGGGTATTTGATGAAGCAGAAGAAATGACTGATGAAGATATGTTTGATAAAATAGATTTATCAGTACGTCAAAAAGGTTTAGACAATAGAGTAATATTAATACTCAATCCAACAACTAAAGAAAACTTTATATATCAAAGATGGTTTGAAGCAAAAGGTGTAGAAGCTGGAAGCAACATAACTAAAGATGATACAACATACATTCACACAACTTATTTAGATAACATTGAAAACCTTAGTAAAAGTTATATTGAGCAAATAGAAAGAATGAAAGAACGTAGGCCAAGTAGATACAAGCACACTATACTTGGTGCATGGTTAGATAAAGCAGAAGGTGTAATATTTACTAATTGGAAAATAGGAAAGTTTAAGCAAGTAGGTAAAATAATTTTTGGCCAAGATTATGGATTTGCACAAGATGAATCAAGTTTAGTAAAAACAAGCATAGATAAAGCAAATAAAATTATATACATTGAATTGTGTTTTTATAAACCTAAATTAACAACAAGTCAAATATTAGAATTAAATAAAAAATTTGCTGGTGATGATTTAATAGTGGGTGATTCAGCAGAACCAAGATTAATTAATGAACTTAGTAGAGGTTGTAATATTGTTCCAGCAATAAAAGGCCAAGGCAGTATAACTTATGGCATTAGCTTATTGCAAGATTATGATTTAATTATTGATGAAGAAAGCACTGATTTAATTAAAGAACTTAATAATTACTGTTGGTTAGAAAAGAAATCACAAACTCCAATAGATAAATTCAATCATGCTATTGATGCACTAAGATATGCAGTTAGCTATCAATTACAAAACCCAAATAAAGGTGAATACCACTATTATTAAAAATAAATATTAAATTCCTATATAACAAAGTCAAAAAAAAAACATTTATATAATATGAAGCTTATTAAAAAGATAATTAAATACATTAAATATATTGAACAAGAAAAACTTAAATTAAGTATTAAAGCACTTACACCAACTAACCTTTTTTAATATGGCAATTAAACTAACTATACCAGAATCACTAAATGAAATTACATTAGGCCAATATCAAAAATGGCTTAAAATAACTGATGGCAAAGAAATGAATACTTTTTACCAACAGAAGATGATAGAGATATTTTGTAAAACAAGGTTAATAGATGCTTTAAGAATGAAAGTAACAGATATCAATAAAATTACTTTTGACTTAAATAAAATATTTGAAGATAAACCAGCATTTAAAGATAGGTTTAGAATGAATGAAAAAGAATTTGGATTCATTCCTAAATTAGATGATATGACTTTTGGGGAATATGTTGATTTAGATAATTATCTTAATGAATGGGAAACAATGGATAAAGCAATGGGCGTTTTATTTAGGCCAATATCATTTAAAAGAAAAGGGCAATATAGAATTGAAGAATATGAAACTGCAAGTAAATACAATATGAAGAATATGCCTTTAGATGTTGTTATGGCTTCACTACTTTTTTTTTGGAATTTAAAAAAAGAATTATTGACACATATAGTGAACTATTTGCAGAATCAACAGGACGTGAAATTGCCACCACATCTGATAGCTTCCTTAAAAAGTGGGGTTGGTATCAATCCATTTACGCCCTCAGTAAGGGAGATATTAGAAACATATCAGAAGTAACTAAATTAAAGTTGCATCAATGTTTGTATATGTTATCATTTGAAAAGGACAAAGCAAAAGTAGAAGAAAGTATTTTAAAAAGAAATGCAAAAGGATAAAATAATAGAAGAACTAATAGAAAGGAAACTATTTTTAGAAGATGATGTAATTGTTCTTGCAGATGGTTATGAAGAAGCTATTATTGGGGTAACTGCTACAAAGCCATTAAGAATAATATATGACTTTTGGAAATGTTTAGACATTACAATAAAAGATGAAAACATGTCTTTTGATGATGCATTAGATTTTTTAAATGAATTTATAAAAGAAGATATGGGCGGACATTCACCCCTATACATAAAAAATATATAGTATGAATAGTTTTTATAGAGTAATAGACAACATTAAAAATGCAATAAGTGCTGAACCATTTAATCACCAAGTTACATTTGGAGACATAGCAGACATTGATTTGCAAAAACAAAGTTTATATCCATTGTGCCATATAATGGTTAATAATGCAACTATTACTAATAACATAGTGCAACAAAACATGACAATATTTTTAATGGATTTAGTAGATGTAAGCAACTCAGAAGATGCAAGTTTATTTTTAGGAAATGACAATAGGCAAGATATACTAAATACGCAATTAGCATTAGGCACAAGAATAATGAGGGTATTACAAAAGGCAGATGCATATAGAGATGAATTTGAAATTGTAGGAGATGCAACATGTGAACCATTTACAGAAAGATTTGAGAATATGTTAGCTGGATGGGCTATTACATTTACTATTAACACTTATACAGATATGACATATTGCTAATGAAAAATTTTGAACAAGCATTAAAGAAGTATGCAGAATATGTAATTAAAAAAGCTAAAGAGAATTTAGCTAAAGGTGGAAGATATGGTTCACAAGATAAAACTGGTGCTTTATCAAATAGCTTAAGTTATAATATTAATAAAGGCAAAGTTTCATTTTTAGCTGAGAATTATGGAGCATTTCAGGACCAAGGTGTAAAAGGTGCAAAGTCAACTTATCCTGAAAGTAGAACATCGCCATTTAAATACACAACTAAAATGCCTCCAAGCAGTGTATTTGATAAATGGAGCATTAGAAGTGGAATAGCACCAAGAGATAAAAAGGGTAGGTTTATAAAAAGAAAGTCATTAAACTTTTTAATAGCAAGAAGCATATATAAAAAAGGAATTAGGGCAACTATGTTTTTTACTAAACCATTTGAAGAAGCTTTGCCATTATTTGAAGATGAAATATTAGAAGGTTTTTTAGAAGATAATTTAAATTTAGAAGAATGAGTACAAGAATACAAACAAGGTCCCCATATTATATTAGACCAGCAAATGTAACTGGGTTATTATCAACACAATTAAAGTTATATATTTTTAGTGGTGTGATTGGAGATAAACCAGCTTCACCTCAATACACACTAACTAAGAAACCTATCAATAGTGAAACAAGTGTAACATTTGAAATAAGTGAATTAATACAAGATTACTTTTCACATGCTTTTACAGGTTCATATTCTGGTGCTGGATCTACTCTATGGGTGATTGCTGATTTTCAATATACAACAGCAAGTGCGGTAACAACCTCATCAAGTACATTTTTAGCATTTGATTCATACAGTGAGTTTAAGGATGGCGCAAACCATCTTTTAAATTTAGATGATTTAGTAACTGCAAGTTATATGCAATATAATAAAGGAACTACTATTGTATTAGCAATAAATGCAGAATCAGCAACTAATGTATCATTTAAATTAAATGGTGTAACTGTACAAAGTACTGCAATCACAGATAATGGAAACACTAACCAAAAAATACAATACATTACATATTCAGGTACTGCTGATAAAATTGATATTGCTGGAACGGTTGGTGATGCAACTATAACACTTGAAGAAGTAGAAGAATGTAAATATACACCTATTAAAATAACATTCATAAATAAGAATGGAGCATTACAAGATTTATGGTTCTTTAAAAAGTCATTAGAAAACATGAATGTAACTAAAAGTGAATTTAATAGGAATTTATTAGATAGGGTAAATGTAAGCTATACAACAACAGAAGCATCTAAAAGAACATATGACATAAATGCAAATGAATCAATAAGCATTAATTCAGGTTTTGTAGATGAAGCCATGAATCCAACATTTGAAGAATTATTAGTAAGCAAAGCAGTATGGATGACAAAAGATAGTACAGTATTTCCAATGAAGGTTGCTGATAGTTCACTAAGTTTTAAAACAAGTTTAAATGATAAATTAATAAACTATGCTATCAATTTTGAATATGCATTTGATTTAATTAATAACGTACATTAATGCAAGAATTAATATTATATATCAGGCCACAATTTAGAAACAATGTTACACAAGATTATGTGAAAGTAGACATGTTTAGTGATGAAAATGTAACACTAACACAAGTCATTCAAGATGTAAGAGATATTGACAAAGTGTTTACAGATTTTTCACAAACATTTAGTTTACCAGCATCTAAGATTAATAATAAACTATTTCAACATTGGTACAATCCTGACATAGATGGTTTTGATAGCAACATACAAAGTGAAGCAATTATAGAACTAAATTATCAACCTTTTAAAAGCGGTAAAATACAACTTCAAGAAGTTAAGATGAAGAACAATAAACCAAGTGTTTACAAGGTTACTTTTTTTGGTAAAACAGTTTCATTAAATAATACATTTGGTGAAGACCAGTTAGATGATTTAGCTTGGTTAAATAATTTTACTTTTGCTAATTCAACTACTAATGTAAGAAATGGTTTAAATTTAGGTTTAGATTTTACTGTTGATTCTGTTTCATATACTGATGCAATTATACACCCATTAATATCAAGAAAGCAAAGGTATATTTATGATAGTGAAAATATTACTATTCTTTCTGGTACTGCAACTTCTTCAGCTTCAAATAAATTAAAAGATACAAGTGAAAATTTTACTAATGTTGTTTTAGTAAATGATGTAGTTAAAAACACAACTGATAGTACAATAGCTTCTGTAACTGCTATTGATGATAACAATACTTTAACATTAAGTAGTGATATAATGTCTACTGGTGAAAATTACACAATTTTAAGGGGTGATAATGGCAATATTTTTATGGCTGCTTCTTCTGATCCTACATATAACAGAAGGGGTGTATTCCCAGAAGATTTAAAACCAGCTATAAAAGCAAGTTTAATAATTAAAGCAATTGAAGAACAATACGGAATCACTTTTAAATCAAGTGAATTTTTTGATTCAACTGAATTTAGTAATTTGTATTTATGGCTAAATAGAAAAATAGGTAAATATAGTTTTGTATTTGATATTACTGGAAACACAACTTTTAATTGTGTTGATGTAACTACTGGTTCTTGTACATATTTTGGCGCAACATCACAAGCTTTATTTAACAATGGTAAATATACAATAGAAAAAACCCCAGATTTAACAACTTTTCAATACATTACTAAAGTAATACCTACTGCAACTTATACATCAACAAACTATACTGTTGAAATTATTGATGCTTTAACAGATACAATAGAAGCAACCTTAACCACAAGTGGCACAAACAATGTCGGTGTAGTTTTTGATTTATCTACTGATCCTATGGCAATAGGTGAAAAAAAAGAATTAGTAACAAGAGTAACTTGTGATTCTAATTTTGTTTTTACATCTGAAATAGAAACATTTGTATTAGATAACGCTGCAAGTTTTTTATATTCTGCAAAACATACATCAACATCAACTATTGCTGCTACTGCGCAAGAATTTGCACCAACTCAAGAAATACCAGAAATAAAAGTATTAGATTTTTTAAAAGGTATATTTAAACAATTTAATTTGACTGCATTTCTAAATGATAGTGATGAAATAGTAGTTAAAACATTAGATGATTTTTATGGTGATTCTACTACTACTCATGATATTAGCCAATATGTTAAAACAGATGAAAATACAGTAAGTGAAGCACTTCCATTTTCAGATATAATACTTGAATACCCTGAACCAAAAACTAAACTTGCATTAGCTTATAGCAATATTCACAACAATAGATATGGCAAATTAGATTATCAAGCAAACGCAAGTAGGGGCGCAACATATAAAGTTGAAACACCATTTGGACATATGTTATATGAAAGGTTACAAGATTTAGATGATGATTCATATACATCTGTACAATATGGTTTAAGCGTAAATGAATCAGATGATGAAGTAATACCAAAACCATTATTATTTTATGGAGTTTATCAAACATCAATAAGCACCCCTATAAATTTTGTTGATACAGTTAGAAAAGATGATGGCACACTTGCTGATGCTGGTACAAGATATTCCTTAACTGATTATTGGATGCCACACAATGCAAATGAATTAGGAACTGCATCAACTGCACCAGCATTTAATTTAAACTTTGGAAGTGAAATAAATAGTTATACATTAACTGACTATGGTGGTGATAATAATTCTTTATTTCAAAAGTTTTATGAAAATTATATAGTAAGAGTATTCAATACTAAAACAAGAATATTTAAATATAAAGCCATACTGCCATTAAAGTTTTTATTGACGTATTCTTTAGCTGATAAAGTATTTGTAAATGGAAGGGCATTTACTATAAATAAAATAACAACTAAACTACAAACAGGTGAATCATCACTTGAATTATTAAATGAACCAACATCATGAAAGAATTAATTGAAGCATTAGAATTTTGCAAGGAACATAATATATATGATCAAAACATAAATATTGCATTAGGTAAAAACTTATATGCACAAACTTTTGAAGAAGGTGCAATACAAAAAAAAATAAAAGAATATGAAAACTATCTTAGTAGAAATTGATGTAGAGGGCGCACCGCAGGCCATTAAAAATATTAATGACTTAGAAAATGCTATTAGTAAATTAGAAGATGAATTAAAGCAAGCTGAATTTGGTAGTGAAGAATTTAAAAAATTATCACGTGAACTAAACAAGGCACAAACAGAATTAAAAAATACAGAACTTGCTTTAGAATCTTTAGATTCAGAACAAGTTGCAAGTGAGTTTGGTGCATTGACTGGGGCGGTTGGTGATTTAACTGGGGCATTTGTTTTGCTTGGTGGTGAAGATAGCCCAATTGCAGAAGCTGGTGAAAGAATAAGTACTGCTATAGGTGTATCAATGGCATTTAAAGGCGCAATTGAAGGTATTAGTGCTGGTAGAAAATTATTAAACAATGCTTTAGCAACATCAAACACTTTACAAAAAATTAATAATGCTACTACTGTTGCTGCTACAACAATTATGGGTTTATTTAGTAAATCTGTGAAAACTACAACATTTACATTTAAAGCTTTAAAAACTGCAATAATAGCTACTGGTGTTGGTGCATTAGTCATTGGAATAATGGAGGCAATAAGTGCTATCAGTGATTGGATTTCTGGCTCTGAAGAATTAGAAAGCCAGTCAGAAAAAACTCAAAAAGCAATTGAAGCACAAAAAAAAGCGTTTGATGAATTATCTGATGCTATGGAACACAACCAACAAAAAGAATTAGCATTAGCAAAATTAAGAGGCGCAAGTGCAAAGCAATTAAGAGAATTACAATTACAACAACTAAAACAATCAAATCAAGCTTTAATAGCTGAAGAAGAAAAAACTCAAAAAGCAATACAACATTTAAAAGAGACAACTGTTTTTGCTTCAGCTGGAGTTGGAGAATCACTGAAACAGTTAGAAGAAAAATTGGCAAATGACAGAATAGCAATAAGAGAAAGTGAACAAAAAATTGAATTAAAAATAATTGAAAACCAACAAGCAGCACAAGATGAATATGCTGCAAATGAAGAAAAAAGAGAAGAAGCAAGAAACAAAAGAAGAATAGAAAGGGAAAAAGCAGCACTTAAAGATTCAATTATAACAATTGAAACAAGGGGACTTAAAACATTAGAAATTGAAAGTAATATTAATGATAGAATAAGTGAAATACAAGAAATTAGCTTAGAAGAAAGAAACCGAGCTAATATGTTGTATTATGAATCATTGGATGAACTAAGAAAAAAAGATTTAGAAGAAGAAACCCAATTAATGCAACAAAGATTATCTATTGCATCTGATGCATTGGGTGCTATAAATGATTTAGTGCAAGCATTTGCAAAAGAAGATGAAGAAAGTGCAAGAAAAGCATTTAATGTAAATAAAGCAGTAGGAATAGCACAAGCAATTGTTTCAACTGCTCAAGGTATAATAGCACAACTTGCAGTACCTCAAGATGCTTTGACTGGTGCAAACTTTATAAAAGCTGGTATAGTTGCAGCAACTGGGGCAGCTCAAATAGCAACCATATCAAAAACAGAATTTCAAGGAAGCCAAGCTACTACATCACCAAGGCCAAATTTAGGTGGTGGAATAGGTGGTGGAACTGGAGCAACAACGCAACCACCAGCATTTAACGTAGTAGGGCAATCAGGATTTAATCAGATAGCAACCGCATTAGGCCAAGGCCAACCGCCAATACAAGCTTATGTAGTATCTCAAGATGTTACAACCGCACAACAATTAGACAACGCAATAATAGAAACAGCAACTTTTTAAAAACAAAACAAAATGGAAATAATAGAACTTTTATTAGATGAAGAAAATGAAACTGCTGGAATAGATGCAATTAGTATTGTATCATCACCAGCCATTGAATCAGATTTTATAAAACTAAAATCACAAGAAATCAAATTTGCAAAAATAGATGATGAAAAACGTATTTTAATGGGACCAGCTTTGATTCCTAACAAACCTATATACAGAAAGGATGAAAACAAAGAATACTATGTTTATTTTTCTGCTGATACAGTAAGAAAAGCAAGTGAATTATTCTTTATGAATGGAAATCAAAACAATACAACATTAGAGCATAATATGGCATTAAATGGTTTGACTGTTGTTGAATCATGGATAGTAGAAGATGCTGAAATGGATAAAACTAAAAAATATGGTTTGGATGTTCCTCTTGGTACATGGATGGTATCTATGAAAGTAAACAATGATGATGTTTGGAATAATTATGTTCGGGAAAATAAAGTTCGGGGTTTTAGCATTGAAGGTTTTTTTGCTGACCGAGCAAACATAAAAGCAAGTGTAGAACATATTGCTGAAAAAAAAGCAGAAGAAAAAATAGAAGAAATTAGAAATCTATTTAAAAAAAAAAAGATTGAATTAGAAACTTATAATGATTATCCTGATGCAGTTAGTAATAATGCTAAAAGGGGAATAGAACTAAATAAAAAAGTAAATAATAAATGTGCTACACAAGTTGGAAAAGTAAGGGCGCAACAGTTAGCAGATAAAAAAAATATAAGTTTAGATACTATTAAAAGAATGTATAGTTATTTAAGTAGGGCAGAAACATATTATGATGAAAGTGATACTAAAGCATGTGGAACAATATCATATTTATTATGGGGTGGCAAAGCTGGTTTAAGATGGTCATTAAGTAAACTAAAAGAACTTGATGAAGTTAATTTAGAATCAATGGTTATTGATGAAAATTATGCAATTATTGATGATAGATTAGCTTATAGTACACAAGAAAAAGCAGAAGAAATGGCAATTAATATTGGGTGTTCTGGATTTCATACACATGAATTAGAAAATAAAACTTGGTATATGCCATGTGAAAAACATATAAACAAATAAAAATGAGAAATAAACTAAAAAGAGGTGAAAAAAGTAGAACCTCACCAAAGGGCGGTAAAAGAGGTTGTTTATGTAAAGACAATACATATAGTGTTAAATGTTGTGATGGCTCATTAAGGGCGCAAGGAATAGGCAAAACACAAGCATAATTAAAAAAAAATAAAAAAAAGGTATAACAAGTTGAAAAAAAAAACATTTATATAGTATGAAAGCAAATGACATGTTAAATAAAATTAAAACCATTATTGGTGGAATTGAACTAACTGAAGAAGTTAGAGAAGTTGAATTAACTCAAATGAAACTTGACAATGGAACAATAATTGAAGCTGAAGAATTTAAAAAAGGTGAAGCAGTATTTATTAAATCAGATGATGAAAGAATTGCAATGCCAGTTGGTGAATACCAACTTGAAGATGGTAAACTTTTAGTAGTTGAAGAAGAAGGAATTATAGCAGACATGAGAGACGTGTCTGATGATGTACCCGCAAAAGAAGAAGATATGAAAGAAACAAAAGAAGAAATGGCTGAAGAAAAATTAGATGAAGAAGCAGCAGTTTTTGATTGGCGAGGAATGGAGAAGCGTATCAAAAATTTAGAAGATGCCATTGCTGACCTTAAAGCAGATAAAGTTGATGCACCTGAAGATGTAAAAGAAGAAGCATCAGCAGAACTTTCAGAAGAAACTAAAGAAGAAGTAACTAAACCAGTTAAACACAACCCAGAAGCAACAAATGAAAGTAAGTTTACATTAAAGAAAACTAATTATCCTAAGACATTACAACAAAGGATATACGAAAAATTAAATAACTAAAAACAAATAAAAATGGCAACAAGTTTAACAACTACATATGCTGGTGAATTTAAGGATAAATACATAGCAGCAGCATTAACAAGTGGAAAAACACTTGACAACGGGGGTGTAACAATACTTCCAAACATTGCTTATAAAGAAGTAATGCAAAAATCAGTAATGGGTGATGATTTAATAGTAAACGCAGGATGTGATTACACTGATGCTGGAACTTTAACACTCACTGAAAGAGTACTTGAAGTAGAAGAATTCCAAGTAAATAAAACAGAATGTAAAAAAACATTTGCTCAATCTTGGCAATCAGCTGAAATGGGTTATTCTGTAATTAATCAGAGTTTACCAAAATCATTTGCAGATTTTATTGTACAACAGTATGTTGCTAAAATCGCAGCTAAGACAGAAACGAACATTTGGGCTGGTGTTAATGCCAATGCTGGTGAGTTTGACGGTTTTACAACTATTGCTGGAAATAACATCTCTGATTTAGCTGGTGGTGCTATTGTAGTTGGTACAACTGTTACTGCATCAAATGTTATCACAGAATTAGGAAAAGTAGTTGACCATGTTGCTACTAACACACCAGCAATCTTAGATAAAGAAGATTTAAGAATTTACGTTGGTAACGCAGTATTCCAAGCTTATGTAAGAGCCCTTGGTGGTTTTGCATTAACTGGTTCAGCTGGTACTGATGATAAAATGACACAATGGTATAACGGTGGTGGACTTACTTTTGATGGTATTCCAATTTTCTTAGCACCTGGTATGCCAGCTAACAAAATGATGTGTACACAAATTTCAAATTTATTTTTTGGATGTGGTATTCTTGGTGATTTATCTGAATTAAGATTAATTGATACTTCAGATACTTTAGGTGATCAAAATGTAAGATTTGTTGCAAGATGGAAAGCTGGTGTACAAATCGGACTTTTAGGTGAGGTAACTTATTACACCTAAAAAATAAATTAATTAATTAACCATTAAAGGGGGATTAATTTCCCCCCTTAATTAAAACAAATTCAATATGGCTTGTGATTTAAGTATAGGAAGGAAAGTACCATGCAAAGATATTGTCGGGGGCATTGTAAGATGTTGGTTTGTGGATTTTGGAGATTTAGGAGCAGTAACAGAATCAAATGATGAGATTACTGATTTAGCTGGAACATTTACAGCATACCAATATGATTTAAAAGGCACTAACAGTTTAGACCAGACAATGAATAGTTCAAGAGAAAATGGAACTACTTTTGCAGAACAAACTTTAACGTTAACATTTCCTAAAATGGAAAAAGAGTTCCACAAAGAATTTAAGCTTATGGCATACGGAAGGCCCCATGTAGTAGTTGAGGACTATAACGGGAATTTCTTCCAATGTGGCTTAAAAAATGGAATGGAAGTAACCTCTATTGCAGCCAATACTGGTACTGCAATGGGTGATTTATCAGGTTACACAATTACAATGGTGGGGCAAGAAAATACATTTGCTAACTTTGTAGCTGGTGGAACTTCGGCAGCTCCATATTTAGGAATGAGTACTGCAACTATTACATATGTTGTTGGTACAAATAGCTAAAATAGGCACAAAATTCATAGTTTAGTGTGATTCAATATATAGTTTAAGTTGGCTAAAGGAGGGTTACAAATTTGTTATCCTCCTTTTTTTTTAAAAGTAAAATAAAAAAAAATGCAAATAATTACTAAAAGTGGAACAAGATTAATTAATTTTATGCCCAGGGAAACTATTGACAATTCTAAGGTGTATAAACTAACTATAAAAAGTGAAGAACAAAATAAAGTCATTTTAACGGATTCTAACGCGTCTTTTACATTAGTCAAGTACTATTACACTTATAGCACAACTCAGGCCCTTGAAGAAGCTAATTTTTACACTGTGGAGGTTAATAATACAACGGATGGTACTTTAATATTTAAAGATAAATTATTTTGTACTGACCAAACACTATCTACTTTTGAAATTAGCAATAATGTATATATTGAGAAATCAACAAGCAATAATGAATACATTTATGCTTAAAAATATTTTTAGATGGATAATTTACATTTAATACAATTAAACGAATATCAAAGACCAGTAATAACTGAGGAAAAAAACAGAGATTGGATTGGTATTGGTGAAAACAATGATTACTATCAGAATTTGATAGATGCGTTCATGGATTCAACTACTAACAATGCAGTAATAAATGGTATTGTAGATAGAATTTATGGTAAAGGTTTAGATGCTACTGATAGTCATAAAAAGCCAGAAGAATATGCAAACATGAAATCTATCTTAAAGAAGAAAGATTTAAGAAGGGTTTGTCAAGATTTAAAATTATTAGGTGAAGGTGCTTTTCAGGTTACATATCAAGGTAAAAAAATAAAAAGCATTACACATTTTCCAAGGGAAACATTAAGAGCTGAAAAATGCAATGAAGAAGGTGATATTGAAGCATATTACTATAGTGCTGATTGGAAAGATGTAACAAGAAATACTAAATTAAAAAGATTTCCAGTTTTTGGTTCAGGCGCGCAAAATGAAATATTTATAGTTAGAAGATATGTGTGCGGTTTCCATTATTACAGTCCAGCAGATTATCAGATTTCTTATGCAACATTAGAAAAAGAAATTGCTGACTATTTAATTAATGATTGCCAAAATGGTTTTTCAGGCACTAAAGTGGTGAACTTTAACAATGGTGTACCAGATAGGGAAAAACAATTAAGCATCAAAAATGATGTCATGAATAAGTTAACAGGCAGTCATGGAGAAAAAGTTATAATTGCTTTTAACAATGATGCAGAAAGTAAAACAACTATTGATGATGTACCTTTAAATGATGCACCAGCACATTACTCATATCTTAGTGAAGAATGCTCTAAAAAGATAATGGTAACACATAGGGTTACTTCACCAATTTTAATTGGTTTAAACTCAGCTAATGGCTTTTCAAGTAATGCTGATGAAATTAAAAATGCTTCATTATTATTTGATAATGTAGTTATAAAACCATATCAAGAATTATTGATAGATGCTTTAGATGAAATGTTTGCAGTAAATGGTATTTCATTAAATCTTTATTTCCAAACTATTGAACCTTTAGAATTCATTGAAATTGATAAAGATATGGATGCTGAAGTGATAGAAGAAGAAACTGGTATTGATGTTGAAGACCAAGATTTTAAAGAAGATGATGAATACCAACAAATAGAAGAAATCATTAGTAAATCTAAACTAAGTAAACAAGAATTAAGTGATGAAGATTATGAAGTTATTTTAGATGGTTTACAAGGTGAAGTAATGGATGAAGATTGGGAAGAAGTTGCAGAACGTGATTATTTAGAAACTAATGATGAAGAAGATTGGGCGAATAGTTTAATTAAAACTGATTTAGCAAGTATTGATGATAGGCCAAGTGGATTTAGTATTTTAGATAAATCATATTATAAGATTAGATTTAAATATACTAAGGGTTCTAATAAACCAAATAAAAAAGGCAATAAATCAAGGCCATTTTGTGAAGCAATGATGGCAAGAACTGCGCAAGGCATTGTATATAGAATTGAAGATATAGATAAAGCCAGTACAGTAGCTTTTGAAAAATCTGCTAAATTACCTATGCACAATGGGCAATCATATTCATTGTTTAAATTCAAAGGCGGTGTATATTGCAAACACAAGTGGGTGCAAGTATTATACAAAATGAAAACAAAAGAAGCACTTGAAGGAAAAAAAGGCAGTAAAAATTTAGATGATTACAAAAGAGTTAAAGAAATACCTAAGAGTTACAGACGTTCACCAGCTGGAAGCAATAAAGCAAAAGTAGCACCAATTAATATGCCAAATAACGGACATTATCCAGGAGTAAAATAAATTAAGATATGAAAACAATAGAAACAGTATACAATAAATTAAACAATGCTAAAACAGAATTAGCAACGCATAAAGTTGAATTATCAGTAGCAAGTGACATAAAAAAAGGTATCACACAAGGTAAAGCACAATTAAAAAAACTTGATTCAGCTGAAAAATTTTTAAGAAAAGCTCAAGACACTTTTGAGGATGCACTTGATAGAACAAGAGGTGTAATACAAAATTCAGATTTTTATAATAAGCAAGTAGATGTTGTAAATAATGCTGAAAAAATTGCAAAAGAACTTGGAATAAATCCTAAAAGTATTGATGGTTTAAATGAATTATTAGATTTAATGGATGATGTAAATAAAGGTGAAAAAGAATTATATAAATTAATTGACCAAAAAATTTCTTAAAATAAATTAAGATATGGCAAAAAAAGCATTATTCATAACAAAACAAGATTTATTAAAATAAATTAAAATGAAAACAATACAAACAGTATATAACAAACTAAATTCAAATAAAACTGAATTAGGTACACATAAAGTTGAATTATCCATTGCAACAGAAATTAAAGATGCTTTAAAAACAAGTAAAGGATTGACA